GGTTAAGATTATCCGTCCAGAATAATAGACCATCAATTAAGTCAATACCATTAACCAGATACTTGGTATCAAAGTTTAGTACAGTGGTAGATATTACGTGATAGATAAGTGTGTCTGTTCTTTCGTTGTAAGATAGAACCATATCTACGTTCCCTGGATCTGTTACGAACCAGTATATTGTCTCGTACTGGCTATCCTCATACGCACCAATACATCTTGCATTAGTAGATAAAGGATCTCCATCATAAAGAATAGTCGTTATCTTAGTATTACCTAACGAGTTCTCAATAGCACCAACGCTATTGTTTTCAGTGGAACCTATCCTTATATTTAACGCATCAATATATTCTCCATCTGGAAGAACTCTCTCGTCAAGCGACTTATTCATTCTACCCTTAAGGAACGTAGTATTTAAATCCATACTTATTTAATCCACTTATCTTTGCCCCTCATATTCATCAATAATCTTCCAGGGTGTATGTTACTCAATCTTATCTTTGCGTTTCTTAGAAGGGCTGTCTTCTCCTTCTTAGCTCTATTCACAACATACTCCTGAACTCCGTACTTATTTGTAAGCACGTTGTACTTAATGTATGCGTACAAGAACTCCTCAGCCATCTTGTTTACCGTAACCTCAGAGTCGTCTCCTCCCTCCATACCGTCAGTAACGTACTCAAGTATGCAAAGCTGACCAGCCATTCCTGATCCAAAGTTTATAACGCCTGACTTCTTGTCTATTTTATACGTAGGGTTTACGTTTGCGGTCTCTGTGTTAAGACCGAATCTTGCCCCAATAGTGTGGTTGAAGTACCACTTACCATCAAGGTTATAACCTTCCATACCGTTAAAATCACCGTCACCTAGGTAGATGCTCTTGTTTAACTTATGTATCCTGTCGTAGTCTAATATAGATGTTCCTTCTAACACGTTACCGTCCTGATCGAACAATACTCTACAGCTGTTATCCTGTAGGTACGAGTTACTATAGTTTGTCTGAATGTTCTCAGTCAGTGGTCTTAACACGCCATCCTTGTACAATGATATTCTAACGTAGTTCACGTAGTCTGGTGGTAGGACCAACTTAAGGTCGTCACATATACTAAGCTCCACGATCTTAATCTCTTTCAAGGCATCGTAGTTCAACTCCTGAATACCTCTCTTTGCGTGAAATAGGATCTCGTACTTGTCAACGTTATTAACAAGCTTATGATTACCTACATACATCAACATAAAGTTGTTAACTATATCCTTTAGTGATACATACTGGTACGTTCCCCAGTTTTCATTCTCTGGAGAGTTTCCAGCGTTCTCATAGTATTGATAGCCAGTTAAGTATGCCATAATTATTGTTGTAAACTAAATGTTGGTTGTTCGTGTTGTTCTTGACCTATTGCGTAAGCAGTAACCTCTTGCTCTCTTATTGATATTCCAGCGTACTGTAGTATCTTCATAACCAGCTTATACTCGTCCTCTGCAGGAAGCTGGAAGTCTTGGTAATCTAGTTGAGACTGATCGAACATCGGCTCACCATTTGAAAGTGTAATGTACGTCCACTTAGGATCCTTAGGATAGCTAAAGTAGGTGCATCTTATATCATAACCGTTTGTATCATTTATAGTATCAGGGAGCAACCTTAAAAATGAAGCATTCAAATTGTCGCTCTCGTACGTGTAGCAAGGGTATAGAAGTGACGGTCCTGTAAGGTTTGAGTCTGAAAGCATCATTACTTTATCGCTAGACACCTTGTCAGCTGTGGCTATTCTATTTCCTGAACTATTAAGGCAGTCAACCCTAAGTATCATATACGCCTCAGTCCCTGTTGTACCAATAGTTGGTACACTCCACTCGTTATCCTGTATGTTTGTAAGATTTGCTGTAACTAAGAATGACTCAAGAGTCTCGGCTATTGGCTGCTCAATATCAGCATAACCTGTCCCTGACATACGAGCATTCTCCATATTGATGGTCTTGTTATAGGAAGAATAGTACTCCTCGTATATCTCCATCTGCGCTTGCTTGGCAAATAAGTTGAAATCAGCAGGTGTAATATAGCCGTAGTTATTCTTATTTATAACAGATAGAACTGTATTTCTAACTGAGTTTATCATATTAAAAACTTTTTACAAAGATAATAAAAAAAAGCACTCTGATTAGAGTGCCTTTAGCTTTACTTAAGAACAAAAACAATTACGCAATAGCTATTCCAGAAACAGCGAATGGTAATAATGTAACATCGTAAGTTACTTTTGTCCATCCCTCGCCTAATGCTGCAACAACAGCCGCTTCAATAGCGTCTCTCTCTGTTTCAACACCAGCACCAGCAGTAGCGTGAGTGATAGTAACAACTTTACCTCCACCGTAAGTGATGGTAACAGTAGTAGTCGATGCTTGCTCGATAAGTTTAATGTCTGTAGCAGATACAATTTGAAATTGCTCTCCAGTTACAGGGATACTTAAAAATTTTTCCATTTTTATCTTTTGTTTATGATTAATAATCTTTGCAAAGATACTAAAAAAAATACTAATCTAAATGGCTCTCAAGCAGTCTAAGTGTCTCAATTCCATCATCTGACTTCAGGTGTGATGCCAAGATGAATAAGTGATTCTCACCGTAAGGAACTGTTAACAATTTCTTCTTGTTTGTCTCAAGGTTGAAGTATACATCTCTACCTTTATTTTTAAGCCTCAACACGTCCTGATCAAATAACTTAGCACAGGTGTTCTGCAGCTGTAGCATTGGATCGTTCAGCAACTCCATAAACTTATAAGGGTATGATCTTGCGTAAACAAGCACGTCTCTCTTAAGCTCAGCAGTTGACATCTTGTCAATCTTACCTCCCAATACAACCCTAGCAACAGCCTCAAGCATATCAACCGTAAGGTCTCTTGCTGCCAACTGTGCATCCAACTCTGTAGTTAACTTGTCAAACTGTGCAGACGCATCCTTCTCTGTATTTACTTCCTCAAATATCATTCCGTTACCTGGGTGATACTCTAAGAATTTTTGTAGTACTGGATTTGTTTTAGATACAGTTAATGATCCGTCAACAAATACAATAGGCTCTAAAATAGCAGAACCATCCTGCTCATCCTCGAAAGGTGTCTTCTGGTTTCTTGCATATCTAAGTGGTCTGTTTGATTTTCCGTCAAAGTAGTATAACGGACTTCTTGAAGTATTCTTCGATGTCAACATATATGACAACGGAGTGTTTCTTTTTTTTAATACGTAGATTCTATCTACTAATGCAGTTTCTTTACTCATTTGATATAATTTAATTTGTTAAAAAATAACAGGGAGAGTATTTCATCTCCCTGTTGGGTATTCATTTATTATTAGCTATTAGCTTCGAATAAGAAGAAGTTGTTAGCACCTAAAGTACATAAAGCTCTTTCTGATAAGAAGTGTACCTCCATAGCATCTAAGCTAGAGTTAGAAGCACCACCAGCAGAACCAGTAATCCAAGTTTTGTAACGACGATCTTCAGTTTCAGAAGCTCTGTAACGTACGTGTAAGAATGGTCTCTTAGCGTTTTTACCTAATACTTGGTCATAAACAGTTGTAGATCCAGCAGGAACTAATACACCATTGATAGCACCACCAACTACTCCACCACGTGTAGCAGCATCGTTTAAGTATTTCCAGTCAGTTTTGTAGAAGTCGTAACCTCTTCTGAATCCTGTAAACCCTAAGTTCAAAGCCATATCCTTATCGTTATCGAATAAACCGTAAGATGTACCACCAGCTCCGTAAGAGTTTTGAGCAGCTAACATATCATCGATATCGAAAGAGAACTGACGGTTAACGAATAACACATTCTCTTGGATAGCACCTTGCTTGTCAAGACGTTGGATAATAGTATCGAAGTCAGACAATGTAGTTGGGTTACCACCACCCCATACGTTTCCTCTTTGAGAAACTGAGTAGAATAAACCTTCAGAACCTTTGTTACCAACAGCAGATTGGTTAGCAGCTCCTGAACCAGACTCAGCAGGTACAGCTTCAATCATAGCCAACTCTAAGTAATCCTCAAATCTCAAACGAGTTTCGTGCTCTGATTTGATATACCATAAGTAACCTGTAGCTCCGTTCTCAGAAGTAACCTCAACCCATCCGATTTGAGCCATATCTGAACCAGATACTGCGTACTTATCTTTGATGATGATTGGGCTGTTCTCTAAGATCAAGTCATCAGCCTCTAAAGACTCAACCATTCCTTCAGTTCCTTTTCTGAACTCTGAACCGTAAACAAATGCAGTTATAACATCTGTAGTTGCAAATGTTTGACCACCAGCCTCGTAGTAAGCTACGTCAAAAGTTCCAGCAGCGTAGTCAACATCAGTGATGATAGCTTTGTTAGATTTTGCAGCTTCATTGTTATCAGACAAGAAAACAGTCTGACCAATTCTAAATGCAATTCCACCGTTACCTGGTACTAAAGTATCACTCACTGTAATAGTAGCTGTATCAGAAGCTGCAGCAGCGTCAGAAGCACAGTTTACATATTTAGTGTGTAAACGACCTTGTTCTGCCCATTTGATAAGGTCAGAAATAGATGGCATCTCAGCTCCAACTGATCTTAAGAAAGATGCAACTGAACGGTTACCATATCTTTCAAACTCTTTCTCGTAAGTATCTGGAAGATACTGATTCAAGAAGTCAAAGTTTGTAATGTAATTTGATGCAAGAGTTTTTCTCTCTGCTGAAGGCTGCAAATCAAAGCCTGGTGTAGATAATACTGACATTTTTTAAATTTTTTAAATGTTATTTTATACTTTTAAACTTAAGTCCACGACCACCACCATCGTCTATATTTTTCACTTTAACTCCTGATGAGCTGATAGATTGAGGAGATGTTCTAACCTCCATATCTATATTCTTAGTTTGTTTGGCGGTATCTAATAACGCCTCAGCTTTACCTTGCTCATAAAAGAACCTAGCAAATTTTTCAGGATTCATAGCTACAGATAAGGATCTGTGATAACCAACAGCGTCTGAAATTAACCCATCACTATCTAAATACTTAGATATATAATTTGTCAAATCAGATTGAGACTTCTTTAGGTCTGCTGGATCACCAGGTAAAAACTTTAAATCCTTGTCACCAATATTGAAATCAAAACCTTTGAAATCTTGGTTAAAAAGTTCTTCAGTCTTCTTCTGAAAATACTCAGACTTTTTGTAACTCTCTTGCTGCACGGTCTGTGCGTCTTGAACGTATTTCTTGTAAGCGTTGTAGCCTTCCTTATCCTCATCTGGAACTGAGCTACCCCTTGACTCAAGTGGCGACTTGTACTGCTCCTTCTGATCTTCAAAAAACTTCTTAGCTTTGGCAAGCTCTTTCTTCTTGGCAATCTCTTTCTTCTTAATATCCTTCTCCTCATCAAAGTCTGGATCGTATCCAAATCTATCTTCGATCATATAGTTGATATCCTCGTCATCCAAGTCTGACTCGGTAGCTGAATAATACTCAGCTAAAAGCTTCTCTGGAGATAGTGTATTGAAGTCCTTACTTAACTTCATAAAGTCATCAATACCTCTGCCAGTCTCTTTCTTATACTTTAAGAATGCTGAGACATCTGAAGGTAAATCCTCGTTAGCCTCTCTCTCCTTAAATAGTTCATCAACAGAGTTGATGTCCTTGTTGTACCTTCCCTTAATATAGGATAATACGTCTTCGTCTTTTAACTCTGGAGCAGTTGTCTGTTCATTAGTTTTGACCTGTTCATTTGCAGTGAACGCTTCGTCCTTTTGAACATCCTGATTAAACTTCTCCTCGTGCTTGTCTAATAACTCCTGTTCAATTTCTTGCATTGAACGTTCTTCCCCTGCGCCAATATCGCGCACTGTAAAATTTTCCATTTGATTTGATTTATTAAATTTATTTTATTTATGACAGAGTCAATAAATATTTAAGCTTTGCCGCCTCACCCGAAAGTGATTGAGCCATATTACAGATGTCTGGGTACTTATTAATATCACCATAAACCTCAAGCTCGTTGGCAAACATTAACACCTGGTCTGTAAGCTCTATAGCATCCTGACCAGACTTCATAGGCTCGATTCGCATACCCTTGATTCTCTTTCCGCTGTACCCCATTAACTTCTCAACTACCTCATCCTTAAAGTCCTGTAAGAACTCATAGAACCCTCCTGTTGCCTTGTGCTCTGCGAAACTTCTTGTCTCCCAGTGAATCATATGGAACTGCTCGTGAAACGTAGCTAACCTCCCTGCGATATCTTCTGTTGTCATATTATTATAATTTTTGCAAAGTTAGTAATTATTTTATTATATTATCTTGGCTCAAACTCAGCCAAGTCAAATCCGTCAAGAGAATCCTCTGTTGATTCGAAATCTACAGGCGGTAGGTTGTTCTTACGCTGCTCAATCAGCTTCGACTGTGTTGTTGCCTGCTTCAATATTCTATTGTCCTTAGCCTTCTCCTTCATCTCGTCCTTCATAGTTATAGCCTGAGCCTCAACACCCTTAAGCTGCATATTCATCTGGTACTCAACATTCATAAGCTCCATCTTAAGCTGAGCCTCAGACTTCATCTTCTCTATCTCGTATCCAATCTCTGCCTGCTTGATCATCATCTTAGACTGCGTCTCTGCCTGAATCTGTTGCATAGCGTTCTGAGCAGCCATCTGCTGAGACTGAGCATTAATCTGAGCCTGCATCTGCTGAGACTGCATAGCGTTCTGCTGATCCTGCTCCTGCTTCTTACGTCTCTTAAGCTTAAGCAACTGATTGGCAAGCTTAATGTTATTTATCTCTCTAATATCTATAGCATCCTCAAGTGTTATTGCGTCTCTTGAAAGCGCAACCTGAATGTTCTGCTCTAGCTTAGTCTTCTCCTCCTCGTCTGGAGACATCTCTATAAATATACCGAAGTCGTATATGTATATCTCCTTAATCTCTTCAAGAAGACTTACATTATACTTACCAATCTGCATAGCGAATGTCTCTGCAAAGTCAGAGTACTCTAATATATCAGCAACCCTATAAGATATAGCCTCAGCCAATCCCTTAGTTATGCTTAGACTTCCGTCTAGTATGTGTCTTGTGGCTGTGTTTGAGTTTGCCGCTGCAAGCTTCTGTAGACCAACCAATGAGTTAGGATCTGGCATACTACCATCTCTAGCCTCGTTCAGTCCTGTCACGTCTCTAATCATACTTAGGTAGTGATTATAACTTCCGATTAACGAAGCTATCTTACCTTGACCGCTGTTAGAGTTAAGCTCCTGGATAGGAACCCTTGCGTTATTAAACTCACCATCCTGAGTGTAGCTTCTACCGATAACACTACCAGTCTGGAAGTATAGTCTCAGAGCATCCTCTGGATTGTATGCCGCCCCATTACCCAAGTCAACCTCGTTAAGTCCATCGGCATCGATGAACACACCATCAGGTACAACCTTAGATATAACCTGCTGTAGCTTTAAGTGAGTAACCTGAATCAAGTCAGCAAATGGTATCATACGTCTAACCAATGACTCTATGTTACCCTTATACATTCTTGGAGCTACTGCTATATAGTTTGGAAGTGCGTGCTGAGATGATGACTTAGGTCTAACCATATTCTTGGAAAGCTCCCACTTCAACATAATGTTAGTACCCATAACCATAATACCATCGTACCACACGTCGATAGTCTTCTCTACCTTCTCGAACTTACCATCCTCCATCATCTCGTTAGGAGGATTAAACGTGTCGTCCTTCTGGATCATTCTAACACCGCCTGTATCTAGTACCTTTTTCTTGTAGACAAACTTCTTTGTTGTCTTGTAGTTAACATAAAGAAGCGTTGCAGAGTCTCTACTAAACAAGCTGTTCTGATAGAACTGTGCGTTGTTATAGTAGTTGTACCAAGACTGGCTGTACTTTGAAATCTCTTCAAGCTGATCGTTTGTAAGTGTAGGATCAATCTTAAGTAGTTCAGTGATAGCTACGGTCTTTATCTCTCCCCAGTAGAAGCAATCTCTAAAGTGCGGATCCTCTGTGTAGCTGTGAACTATATTTGCAGGATCTACGTAGTCAATCTGAACGCCACTTCCTGGTAGGAACTGGTGCTTAACTATACCCTTACCAAGTACGGCTAGGTCGTAGTCAACTCTGCTTCTTATGTCTGAGTACTTATTGTCCTCTAGTATCGTGTTAATTGCAGTCTCCTCAGCGATCTCTATCGCTGGCTTGTAGTTGATCTGCATAAATAGGTTAAGCTCCTCTGAATCCTGAGGCAGCTGATCAGCATTTGTATCAAACGCATCAACACCAAAGCTATCCTTTATCTGATTCAGAATATCCTTAGACACCATATCGGTCTCTATCATATCCTGATACTTGCTACGTCTCTCTGCAGATACTGCGTCCTGAGCGTAAGCCTTAACTCTAAAAAGTCTGTCAGACATACCGTTAACAACGATATCGACAAACTTTGGTATAATTGGAATCGGTGTCCAATCTAAATTTAAATGAGAAAGGTCACCATCTACTGATAACTCGTTCTTATACTTAGCAACTGATTGTTCTCCTCTTGCGTATAACCTAAGACGATGAAACTCACCCCACTGATTATAGAATTTACAAGTTCCGCTGTCTTTTTTCATCCACTCATATTGCACAGACTGGCAAATTTGAAGTCCGTACTCGTATGATGCTTTTTCTTTATCTGAAACAAATTGACTTGGGAAACCTGCAGGATTAATGTTAATGGTTACATCCTTCATTTACTTTATTATTTCGCTATATCTTCCGTTGTTATTATATCTTGCAAATTTAATACTTATTTTCGAATCTTTTTTAACTGCTTGAAATGTGGATCTTTGCGTTGCCATTATGGCTAATCCTGAGCTAATTGCGGCATCAAACTTTGTCCTGTCGTTTATATCAAACTTAGCCCAGTCCTCCAGAGTCTTTGTAAAGTACATAGATCCCATCTCGTCTGGATCCCTGTACGTGCCCTCTAGATCTAATCCTACGTACTTCTCTATATACGACTCAATTCCAGACGCGTGAGCGTGCTTAACATCCTCAGACGAGTTAGGAATACCCCCAAGCTCTTTCTCTGTCTTAGAGAGCTTATGAGAGGGTTTGTCAGGTCTATTTAAAGAGAACGCCCTGTAGCCTCTTGTCTTGAAGTGATATAATAACCTCTGCTTGTTATTCTCTATAAGCACTGGCATACCGTAGAACACACACGCCATAAGCACGTCCTCAAAGAATATCTCTGCAGTCTGTGGTCTGGCTATATACTCCAAGAAGAACTCGTTGCTTGGTGCGTTGTCCATATTGAACTTGGTAAGTCCGTGAAGTGCACCCTTAGATCCTCCACCACCTACCGTTCCAGATATGTCATACGGATCACATCCAAACGCCCCGATGTGCTCGTTGCCAGGCTGCTTAACTCCGTTCCTTGTGATCACGTTATTCATAAGCTGATTCGATGGGATCCAGGAGACTAAGAACCTACCCCTCACGTCTGGAGTCCAGACAACTGTACTATCCTCCTTACCATCCTTCCAGTGGAACGAACCCCTTGTAAGAACTCTATCTTTTATAAGTGAGTCGTTGTAATCAATCTGCTGGTATATCTTTGTAAGGTTAAATATAGATGCCTTGCTCTCGTCTCTAAACGCGTGACTCTCTGTCCTTGGGAACTGACGATAGAACTCGTTCAGCGCGTCAGGATCATTCTTTAAAGAATCAACCTCATTCTCCCAGAAGTCGATAGCCCCTATCCTTATAGGTCTTCCATCTACACCCTCTACTGGTGAATTAGGCTGTCTAAAAACAGGCATACCATACCTATCAATATAACCCTCGAAGTTCCACTCCATAGGAATAAAGAGAGCGTACAGTCCAGTCTTTGTCTGCCCATTAGCGTTCCTTGTTGTTATCTTAGAGTCCTCGTAAAGCTTCTTGAAGTTTCCACCACCCTTCTCAAGGGCATTTACCGTAGATCCCATCAGGCACTTTCCAATGATCTTGCTACCCAGACGAAGACAGGTCTTACGAACCCTCCACCCGTTTAGTATATTATTTGGTTTCTCTAACTTCCCAGACTCGTCCTCAATCAGTAGCTTCAGCTTCTCACCGTCATACGAGTTATCAGAGGTATTACTCCAGTCGATAGACGTGTCCAAACCCTCAAGGTTTGAGTTGTCGCTCTCGTACATATTCTTCTTGGTAATCTTAGACGCTGGCACTCTATATGCTAGCTCTGTCTTAGGCTTGTCCATACCGTCCATAATAGGCTTGAAGAAGAACGGGTAGTTGCTAGATATAGGCACGACCTTATCGGTAAACATCGCCTTGGCATCCCCTCCAGTCTTTGAGCATATCCCAATCCTTGCATTCTTTGCAAGTGTAGCCACGTTCACAGACTCTGACGATGCCATAAACGAGAAACCAGAACGTCTGATCTTTAGGTACGTCATTCCGAAGCACCTGTCGTCAGCCTTACAAGCCTCCCAGAAGATAAAGAATATTCTGTTAGCCTCACGGAAGTCAGGGTGACCTACGTCAATCTTTGTCCACTGTAGGTACATATAGTGACTCCCTGTTATGTATGTAGGCACACCGTTGTTCATAAAGAACATACCGTCCTCTCTCCTAACAAACTCATTCTCTATATAGTCAACCCACTTAGCCTTGAAGTCCTTCTGCATCGTGTGCCACTGGAATATAGACTTTATATTGTGCAGCTCCTTTGGATATTCTGCTGCCTCCCAGTACTGCTTCTCCTTCTTCTCGTCCCTTTTATGTACTATATTTGGGACAAGAGGTAGCGCTATGTTCAGACCGTTTATGTTGTATATCTCGCCAATGGTACCGTCCTTAGAGATTACAACTATGTCGTACTTCTCATTGTAACCATACTCCCAAGACCTCTTGTTATTCCCGCCAGTAAGAATACCAGCAGGGATGAGGTTGTGAACTACGTTACTTAGACCTTCCCTCTGCGAATCCTTTGATTGTAGGCTCCTTTGTTTTTGACTCTCCATTGATTAACTCCTTCTCTAATTCGATTCGATTAAGTATAGCAAAAGCATCTTCCACCGCTAATTTTTTTGTAGCGGCAGCGTTCTTAAGTTTATCTGCCGTTAGGTCTGTCTCGTCACCAGTGATAATCTTATCCTCAGCGACCTTTATAAGCTCATCAACAGCCTTGTATCCAGCCTCGATAATTCTCTTCTTTATATCCGTTAATTCCATTTGATTGTAATATTTTTAGTGAACATCCTGTACATCTTCTCTCCGTCAATGTTAAACTCGTACTCGCTGTCTGGCTCGAACGAAACCTCGTCACCCTCTACAACACCTAAATCTCTAAGCTCGTCATTTGAGTACTTGACAACTCCAATAAGCGGTTCAAATACGCCACCCTTGCTTATGTATGACTCACGAGTCTTAACTGGCTTTATAAAGCAGTACTTGGAGTGTGTCCTCCACTCACCGTTGTGGTTGTACATAAAGTACTGATCCTCATCGACAAAGAATAAGTCGTCCTTCAAGAAGCTTGTTCCGCTCCTCTCCTTACCCTTCATATCGTAGTAAATCTTAAACGTGTTGTGGTGAACTAGGAGTGTGTCACCGACAGATATGTCGCCAACATAGTTATTTGGGACTGACACAACCTCGGCAAATCTGTTTGTTGCCGTGTGGTCCTCCTGGGATACACTGGTTATAAAGTCGATATCGCCTATCTTCTTTATATTGTCGTACCTCCTACCGTTTGTAGGTCTAACGACAAAGTAAAATGGCGATTTCATTAAAAGTCAATATTATTCTCTGTAGATATAGGCATATTAGCATTAAACTTCTTCCACTTCTTAATCTCGTCATCCTTCTCGATCCAGATCTCAAAATCTCCAGTGCTTTCATTTATTCCGATATGATTTATCCTATGGCTACCACTAAGAACATCCTGACCTACTATGTAGTGCATAGCGCCATTCTTATAGTCAGCGCCAACTGATATCTTTCTTATTATATCCATTTGATTTAATTTTTAATTTTATTTTATAGTGTTACCTCTATATAAGTTACATAAACATCCATATCCCCAGTTCCACTTGTAGGGTTTGAAGTGTAGCATCCTAATCTATAAGTTTCAGCATCTATTGCAGTTGCGATTTGCGTGTTAGCATTTGCACTAAAGTTAACATAAGATACAGGTGTGCTTGATGTTAAAATATTGTTGTTTAAACTTAAAGTATAAGTAGCGCCAGAGCTTGAGTATAAAGCAAACTGATTCAACCCTATTGTATAATTTGTTCCAGCCCCACTCCTTTTACATAAAATATTTAAAGGCATCTTTGCTTTGCCTGCCTCTAAACTCTCAAGTATGATTATAGGTGTTGTAAACATTTGAAGTATTTGCGCTTGTGTTATAGTAGTTTTTACAACTTTAGTAACAATGTCACTTGTTAACGCGAGCATCCCACTTTCTGAGGGTAAAGTAACAGTATTATTTGAACCAACTCCTGCTTCAAGTGTTGTATTATAATCGCCACTACCGTCAAACTCAATTGTACTTGAACCTAGTTTTGTGAAATGACCATTGGAGCCAACTCCAAGATTTTCAACTTTAATAAATGGCTCAAAAAAATCACCTACATTAAATTGAATTGTACTATCGCTAATGCTTGTATTTTTTAAATTTATAGTATTACCATAAGAATTCGCCCCTTCGTTTGTTACTTGCTGTAGTGTTGGAGCAGCTCCTAAAGGTTTTATAACTTCCACCATAAATACTTTATCAGAACCACTATTAGTATCAGCCAAAGTAAATCTTGCATAAGTATTTGCTTTAACTGTAAAATTAATTTGAGAAGCAAATCCATTTGGCTGTAAAAATCTAGCGTTATCAATAGGCACAACAACTAAGTCTAGTGTTGTAGATTTATTTTGAACAACATAAAAATCACCTCTAACCTTACCTACATCAGATAACCCTAAAAAATTATCTAATGAGCTTGTTACATAAGCTCTAGTAAAATTTTTTGTAATTTTTGAAAATAAAATTGCAGGATTTTGAGCGTCAGAAAGTGAAGAAGTATTTCTTGATTCTTCAGTATATGAAATTCCTCCTGCAGGTCCTTGAGCTCCTGTCGCTCCTGTCGCTCCTTGCACACCCTGTATTCCTTGAGCTCCCTGAGATGCTAACAATGCCCAATGCGTTGTATCAACAGTTGGGTTATCATTTAATATACTCCCAGGCACATCTAATATGCAAAAATAAGACGATCCGCTATAACCAACAGCATCGTCCGCTACATAAGACGTGTTCTTATTCCAAGAACCTTGCCACTCTAATCCCGCAGGACCAACAGCTCCAGGAGTCCCTGGTATACCTTGAACACCTGGATTTCCTTGAGGTCCAGTTGGCCCCTGATTTATATCGCCTATAAGATCGATAATACTCCCGATACTAAAATTCTTAGTAACGTCAGAGCTGTTTACATCTGTACCGATTAATATATCATCCTCTGTAGGATTTGTAATTATAGGATATTCGCTAATTTTTGTCATCTGTTATTTCTCCTGTTTCTAAGTTTATCTTTACGTTACCGTACTTCTCTAATAAGTCAGCCTCTATTGATTTAAATTCAGATGATAACTTATCTAAGTCATTAAATACTAAGTTCTTCTGAGATTGTATATTGCGATTTGCAATCTCTAAATCTGCCAACTTTGCTCTAAGATCTACGAAGCTCTTGTTTAAATCTCTTAATGTTTCTAACTCTTGTTTTTCTATTGCTTTCATTTTATTAAATTTTTTACAAAGATATAAAATTATATTATCTTTTCTTTAGAAAGTATTTCATATCGTTCAGCACTAAAAGCGTCGATATAACACAGGTGCTAATCATTAGCCACTTTATATCTGGTAGCCAAAGGCTGAACAATCCTCCCGCAAATGTACCAACACCTGTCCTTACTATATCCATAACGTCAAAGTAAGACTTTATAATTACCGCCTGAGCCCACTCCCAAAAGAATCCTATCATCGCGCCTATAAATGCGGATGCTATAGGAACCCCTATAATTTTTCCGTCAAGTGTAAATTCCGCGAAATCTGTAACGCTGCCAATTAAATACATAATTGCAAACCCGATAAAAATGTGAAAGCTATCTCTTAATTTCATATTACTATTGCTTCAGCTTGTTGGAATATTTCGTCAACTTGGTCATCAGTCATTTGTGTAACTGATTGAATAAATAAAACAGTCTGCGAATATCTCTCTACTGTTGTGCCATAGTTCCAAACATTTTTAGCAGCAGTTTGTGTTGGTTCTTCTAATTGGTCTAAAGCACTCTCTATTGTCAATATTAAATTCATTAACTTTAAAATAGTTCTTAATCTCCAAAGTTGAGTTTCTGCTGGTGTTTTGTCTTTAAATGCTTGTTCAATTTCTTCTGGTGTTGCACCCTCGTAAAATGTTCTTGTATCAAAATTAAAATAAGGTTTAACCATTTCAACTTGTAAAATTTCATCGATTAAAGTTTCAGTTATTAAACATTCATTTGAGTAAGTAACTCCTACAACTTGATTTGTTGCTATTTCAATTATTGTTTTCATTATTGTTTGTAAAGATTAATACCTCTATATGTTACTGTATCTAATATATTACCTAATTGACAAGTAACAAAGAAATACAAGTCATTTGATAAATTATATGTTGCTGTATTTACAACTTGAGGTGTAGATTGTACATTTTGGTCATTTGTAGTACTTGCAAGAGCAGTTGTAAAACCATATATATTACCACCATTTACAACAAATTCACGTTTAAACTTCATAAAAAAGTTTACAGTATTAAAACCAACGATTGCTAAAGTAGAAGCTCCAACTAAAGTATTAGTAGTGTTTATTTTAATATTGTGCGCTGTGTTTCCTATGTTTGCAAGTTTAGAAACTAATGCACTAAACATTATAAAATCACCATTTGTAAATGTATTTGCGGGAATTAAAATAGTTTGTAAAATAGTTTCAGCAGTTGTGCCAGTGTGAACTATCTCTGTTGTTTTAGTAAAACGATAAGGTGTATAACCTAAAGCATTTTGTTTTAAAGCTAAAGCATCAAAAACAGCGTTTTGACTTGGTGCAATAGTTGTAACTCCATTTGTAATACTATCTGCTACCTTTGAATCAGCATATTCTTTAGTTAGTCTATTAGTTGGATATTTAGTCGTTGATGTATCTAAAGTTGTATTCTCTTTATTAGCTACATTTTCAGCAGTAAAACCTAAAGCATTTTGTTTATTACTAAGACCATTATCGATATATGACTTTACAGCCTTCTGTGAAGGTACTAAAAGATCACTATCTGCAGCTAACAGTGGATCTATATCTATGGGTACTCCCCTTGTCGTTCCTTGTGCCAAAATATTTTAATTTAAGTTATTAATGATTTGCTGAAATGTTGATATTAAATTTATTTCTTCATTTCTTTTTTTTGGATGATGTTTTTTACACAAACATATCCCATTGTTTATATCATATCTTAATTCAGGATAATCTTTCCAAGATAGTATATGATGAGATTCTAATCTTCCTTCACAATCTAAATTATCAATCTTACATTTCCAATTATCTCTTTTCTTTACTGAAACACTCCATTCTCTATGCAACTGACCTCCACGTTCTTTACTATCATCTTTTAATTTTGTTCTGTCTTTTATCCATTGATGTGCTTTTTCTTTTGTGTACTTACCTGTTAATGTTTTAGATATTTTTTCTTTAACATTGTTAGGAACAGAAAATCCTTTTCTAACTTTTCTTGATTTTGCAGTACAACTTCTAGAACAATATTTAGGGTCTTTATTTGATGAAGTGTAATTATTTCCACAGCAAATACAAACATATTCTTTAGTAAAATAAGCTCCTTTATTTTTTACATTTTTGCTAGAATTACTTATTTTTTGTTTATGCTCTTCAGTTAATTTATGTCCTTTGGTATGAGTATTTCCATTTAACCAATAATATTTTTTATTAACTTCTGTTGTTCCTTGTGCCATGTTTTATTTTTTATCTACTTATTTCCTCCCAATCTAATGATGCAACAACTGTATCACTTGCGCTATTAGAAGCAATTATAAGTGTAAGTTCAAAAGGTGTTGCTGTTAATCCATTTCTTTCTAACTGAAACTTAAATAACGCTTCTTTTAAAAGGTCAATCTGACTTGAACCTTGGTTTGTTGCATTAAAAAATCCACTTGCAAGTATTCTACCTCCCGCAAAAGTAGTTCCTGTTATATTGTATTCTACAGAAGAGTTTGTTCCTGCACTAACCCAAGTTCCACCTGTTGTGGTTCCTGTTGCTATAAGTTGCCAATTATAATTACCTGTAGTAATTGGCATTGCAGAAAGAGCTGAAAGTATTGCAATACCATCTAATCTTGTTGTTTTTAATCGTAAGCTTATTACAGGATAGAATGTTCCTGCAGTTCCTAATGTTCTTGGAGTATTGATAGGAATACCAACAGCTTGTTGCAATCCTGTAAGCTCATACCCTCCTTCAGATAGAACAGTGGAGCATATTTGTTTTAATGTACTTGCTCCGCTTGTAGCACCTGTATTTGTTATCTCATATCTTAATGGTAATGAAGCTGTTGTAATGTATGTAGAGGCAATTATATTAGCGTGTTGAAATTTATGACAAACATAAAAGTTACCATCTATTACAAATCCTATTCTAACTGTACCGACACCTAACCACTCTAGATCCATAAATAAGATTTGAGCTTTTGTTAAATCAAGTGTTATTCCACTTGGACCTGTGCCATTCAGAGGATCAACATTCCAACTTGCTTGAGTGACAGGAGTATTTACTAACGCACCACTAACAGAACTTCTTTCAACAAAACTTACTGTGCTGTCATTTTGTTCTAAGTAATATCCATTAGCAGCTCCATAATATCCAACCCTCTGTCTTAATCCTGTCTTAGCAGCACTCATTACAAATGTGTTAAGCACAAGAAGACTTTTACCAGGTTGATATGAAAAAACTTTTGTAGTCTCTCTAATAACCTCAGAGCCTGATGCTGCTGTTACGTTTAAATCTACAAGACCTTGATCAGCATTAAATACAGAAGTACCGCTAGTAGCTGTAGATGTTGACCATAAACCATTATCTGTAAATCTATGACTAGAGTCAAACAATGTAAATGGATTACTAACTCTCAGTCTACCAAACGCATCTATATTTACAGAGTTTGCATATGATATTGCTGGACTTATTATACTGTAACCTGAATAGTTCTGTGCCATAGTTATGATATTTCAGTACCCCATACCTGAAAGGCTAGGCTACTATTTCCTGAATAAACTCTTATTTTATCTGTTGCTGCTAATGTAACACCTATTGTCGCAATAAATGTATCATTACCTGCAAGAAGTATATCGTAGTAAAGATAGTCTTTATTTGTTGTTGCAGCACCTCCTTGAGATATACTAACTCTAAATGAAGTTTGTGTTGCTGCTAAGTTGCAGATTGATATAGAACTACACACAGTAGACGTTTCCGCTGGTACAGTATATAAATCTGTAGGTGTTGTTGCTGAAGGACTTACCTGCCCTAATATTTTGTATACGTTTGCCATAATTATGCTCCCATTAATAAAAAATTTTGTTCAAATCCAACTGATTGAATTGCTGGATAATCGATTTGTTTAACATTACCTGACGTGTCTCTTACCAATAATTTATCAGATGTAGTTCCTGTATCAGGTGTTTGTGTAAACTTTAACTTTCCTGTAGATAAAACTCTTAATCCTTCATTTGCATAAGTAGCTCCTGTTTTAATTGCAAACTCTCCTTTTGAGTGTATTTCAAATCCATCAGTTTGATTATCAGAAATTATAATTGATGGTTGCGAGAAACCAGGATTACCTAAAACAAAATCAATTTGTGATTGTCCTCTTTGAATAGATAAAAATGTGTTACCATTTAATAGAGATCTTCCTTGATAGTTTATATATACAGATCCTCCAGCGTGGTCTTGAGAAACTTTACTATTACCAATAGTTGTTGGTGATGTAAATTTTGGTAAATAGTTAGTTGTGCCTACTCCTGTAATACCTGTATTAGGTGGAGATGATAACACATAAGCTGATCCGCTCCAAGAGTAAAACAACCCTGTGTCAAGCGCTATATAAATAGTTCCTATAACCCCTGTTGCAGGGAAAGACGCTAAGTTAGGATACTCAACTACGTTATCCTGTGTTAAAAATGGAACATCATTTGTAAGTTGAGATGTAAGAGTTGGGATATCATCTAAAGTAGCTAAATCATAATACCCATCAGGTCTATTACCTAAAGAATAATACGCTCTGTTTCCTAAACCTGAATCTCTTGTTAATCCAACAAAATCACTTCCGTCTTGATTTATACCAATACCTATAAGACCTGCGTTGCTGTCACTTGTGCTAATTTCTAATCCACTATAAGTTCCTAAATTAACAATATACTCTTCGTCATTTCTTGATAAATTTAAATTTCCTGCTGTATCAAATTCGGTAAATCCATAAGATCCTGTATATCTATTTCCTGTTTCAACTACCTCTTGAAGCGTTGGAGTAGTTCCTGTATTAACTAACTCCCAAACAGCAGCTCCTGTACTTGCATCCGTACATTTATAAGTATCCCCATTATCTAAAGTCCATAGCGAATCAACCTTAAAACGTAGTGTATTATCAAAGCTAGCATCAGGGACTATATTAAATCCGTTAGTTGAATTTCTTATAAGTCCGTTGCTGTCAAATACGTGTCTTATTCCACTTTGCCACATATCCTCAAAGCCAACTCCACAGATACGTGAAATACCGCCATCAGCTCCAAAGTCGTAAGTACCCTCTTTAAGTAAAGAACCATTTTCAAATAGAATAGAATCACCATCATTTATAAATATATCTTCACCATTGGTTTCATTCCCTTCTACTAATACTTGTTGAAGCGTTGGCGTAGTTATCTGAGATGATATATAGTCTATCAGGTCTGTCTGGTCCTCTATATCACCAGTTATACTTCCCCAAACTGTATTACCAGATCCTGATACCTTATCTACCAAGCTAACCAGGTAGTCAAGGTCCTCGTATATGAACCCGTTACCAGCCAAGAAATCAACCTCAACCACAAAGAAGTTTGTGTTAGGAATCCAAGGCTCTATGCTTGTTATGTTATAGTATCCAAATATGTTTATGTTGCTAGCCTTAGACAGCAAGACCTTTGAGTCTACCAAGAAGTCCAGGTACTGACTCACCGTGTTCCCCTTCAGCGTGTTCTTAGCTATCAGGAATGTTGTGATTGCAGAGAAGTTAACCTGCGGTCCTATCTCTGTCTCGAATGATATAGTTCCCTGCTCCCTAGCCTCTCCAGGCAGTAGCGTCTGGTACCTGTAGCGTATAGACGTTCCAATATCTATAACGTTGTTTTCGTTAAAGAAGCTGGCAAGGTTGTTAGGCGTGAAGTTCTTTGTTATCAGAAAGTTCTGAGCATCAGATCCTATCCACTTGTCGTTGCCAGTTATATTAACATCCGTACTATATTGACTTATCTTTGTCATTTATTTTTTTAAATTTATTTTCCAGTAGGTACCTATTCCAAATGTAAACACACCTTCGAAATCAACTCCAACATTAGCCTGATAAACCCTATCCTTCCTGTCCTTATACATAACTCCAGGGGTTATCATCTGTAGGGATCTCTTGTCACCAAACAAGTTACCTCCTATGTAAAGCTGTCTGTTTGGTTGTTGTGCTTTAATAATTGTAACTGTCTTGGTAACAAGAGGTATTTTGTAGTCCTTGAATATAGTTCTCTTTCCTAACTTATTCTGAAATACTGTGTCCACCACAGTCAAACTTCCTATGGTGTCTATACTTATTGTGTCCCTGTACACAGTCTGCCTGTTGTACTCCTTGTTACACGTGTCCACGCTTGTAAATATAGTATCCTTTACTGGAATATACTTAACGCTTACAACCCTTACGTTCCTTGTTACCGTGTCCTTAAAAACTTTATAAATAGTATCAGTTTTATTATAAACAGTCTCCTTGCTATCAACATTACCGCAGCTACGCATTAATATTATAATAACCACTAACACGATTATAACTATGTACGGTACCTTATTCATTACTCTGATTTTTCAAAGTGCATATAATCAAAATTTTTTTCTCTTCCAAGTGATGCAAATCCGTGCTTGTAAAATATATCTATCATATCATTGTACTCTGGACGAGCAAACCTTGCGGTCTTGCTTGTCTCCCTTAGCTGATTCCTTTCAGGATCCAAGTCTATGGCTATCCCCCAGCTGTGTCTTGAGTAGTCGCTACCTCCCCTCATAGCTCTAAAGCTAAAGCATCCTCCAAACAAATCAATCCCTAGCTCGACTATTTTCTCGTATCCGTAATGATTTAATAAATCGTTAAAGACACCTAAGAAATCTTCAGCAACCAGCTTATGACACCTCATCTTTGTCACTGTAGTTTTTTTGTCCCAGGACAGGCGCATCGGGTACGGTAGTTTTATAGTTGTCAAGTACCCTCCCTGCTGTGTAGGCTTTCCGTACTTTGATATTATTTGATGCGTCTTTAACATAATTACTTTAAAGAGAATAACTTAAGTATAAGGGTGACTAACGCACCGAATATAATGACAAACGCCACCTTGAACTGGTTCACGTACACAGATATCTCTCCCTTAAATGTTTCAAGATCCTCAACCCTCTCGTCTATATCGTTGATCTGCTTGACTATGCCCTTGTTTCCATTAAGCGCACTTCCAGTCAGAGCATTCTGTATATTCATAAGAAGAGTCGTCTTGTCTATGTCGCTATCCTTTAGTAGCCTAAGGTGCTGCTCTATCCTGTCGAGTCTCTCAGATGTCTCCTTGTCCATTGTTATTCTTTGATTTATTATATGCAACAACTGAATCTAGTACGGTCTGACTTCCAAGGTAAACCACAGCTATCATCGTCCAGTCTGATGACTCAAGGTCAGCAAGCCAGAGAAGTAGCGTTGCAGTAAGGAATACAAAAAGCTTCCTGCTTATCCACTTGTTGATCAGCGTGTCTAGATTCTTTCTACTCATCCTACCAGAGTGCTACTAAGTTTGATAAATCAGTATCAGTATCAAATACTCTCAATACATTTACAGGTAATATAATTGATGCGTTTAAATCTCCGCAATCAGCAAATGTAATAATATCTCCACCAACTGTTAAAACAGTTAATTGTTTTGGCACTTGCGCTGGAATATATAACGCGCACCCCTGGTTGTTGTCTGAGTTGTAGATGGCGTATTCGTCTCCTGAAACGAATATATCAGCGTCTAAAACTAATACTCCACTATTTATAAATCCTATAACATTTGCTATGGTATTATCTGTTGTATTAACAACAATAGAACCTAACAGGTTAGTTGTAAAGTTAGCTGTTGAATCAACTAATTTATCTACTGTTGTATTATCTGTAACTCCTGTTGTTCCAAGCCCCGCTGGGTTAGGGATATTTACCGTGTCGCTTGGGATTACGTTTATCGCTCTCCCGTAGTGTGTCTTTAAAAACTTCATTTTTTATATAGTATTTTGTTAATTTTTAGTGCTGGGTTGTTCAGCTTTTCTTTTCTAGCACCGCATCCGCAGCCGCCCTTTGTTGCCTTTTCTACTAGCGACTTAATGCCTGTAAGCTTTGTGATTTTTTCGATGTCGTCTCCTAACATATCTTCTTATTTTTAGTTACCTTACCAACGTTACCCTTTAGGTACTTCATCTTACCATCAAGTGAAGCCTTTGACTCGTACTGCCTTGCCTTAGCTATTATTTTCTTCATACCTTAGATACTCTTTTACCCATCCCTACCTTAGACTTCTCAGCCTTCTTTTGCTTTAGCTGACTCGAACTCATCTCAGACCTTGTCTTTGGTGTCTCGCTAGAAACCCTCTTGGTCGGTCTGCAGTACTCGTTCTTTCCTCCTGCACCGCACGCCTTGTTTGTTCTTGTGTCAACCCACCTCTCGCTCTCCCACCTCTTCAGGTCCTTACCAGCCTCTGTCTTCTTCACGTTTCCAGATGCCTTCCTGCACTTGGCTATAGCCTGAGATGCCCTTGCAGACGGGAACACATCGTAGCTAGACTTGACCTTCTTGTAGCACGCGTCCTTCATTAGAAATTTTTTTTATATTCTCCCTCAGACCATTTTGCAGCGTTTTCTTCACTTTTAAATTTATAAACTTCTCCTCTTGCCTTTGCAGTATCAATAGCTTCTTTCCCTTTTAATTCAATCCAATCATTAGGATTATGAGATTCAGTTCCTTGTCTATCTCTTGGAAAAATAGTAGGATATGCTATAGCTCCATTGTCTGTGGTAGAATAAGCCATTTTATGACTTGATCTTGTTCCATCTTCGTTTTGACGGTACTGAGTTTTAACGTCTTCCCATCTTTTTGCTTTTTGGCGAAGTTCGTCTTGCTCTTGATTTTTTAACTGCTCTCTAGTTGGTCTAATTTTTAATTCTCTCATAACTTAATATTTTCCTTGTCTGTTCTTAGGGTTAGATGTCTTTCTTCCTCCCTTAGACCACAGCTCCGTGCACGCTAAGTGTTTAGCAGTGCCTGGCTGTGCGGTGTCGCACTTGTGTCTAGCCTTAAAGCTCTTACGAGCCTCGTCCGAGTAATTATTTCCGTAGCCCTTGGCTCCTGCGTGAACAAGCTTCTCCTTACCGTCTACACAGTAGAGCTTCATTATCTTCTTCTCTGGGCGCGTGGATGGTCTAACCTCTCCACATCTCATCTTACTTTTTACTCCCATTTCCTCTTGCTCTTTTGTCTCCAGGCATCGCAGTTCGCGAACCGCGATTCACTGAAGCCTTCTGTAATTTTGTCCCTGACTTGGTATGACTGACATCAAGACCATCAAAGTTTCCGTACGTGCCACGCTTGCGATTCTCAGCATTGAGCTCAACACGCTTCTTAACCTCACGGTCCTGCTTGTTGTACTCCTTCTGATACTCAAGACGCTTCTTGCGTGCCTCTGGATTCGATGCGTAGTATTTTGCTGTCCTACCTGGCATTGTTATTTTTTCTTTTTAGCCATCATCATCTTCTCCTTCATCATCATCATCTTGTCATTCTTCATTCCTTTAGATTTCTCTACTACTACCTTTTTTGTAACTTTTGCTTTCATAATTATTTATTTTTTTTGTTTTTACATTTACTAGCCTTGGACAGCGCGATTGCTACCGCCTGCTTCTGTGGTCTTCCAGATTTAATCTCTGCTCTTATGTTTGAGCTTATCGTTTTTGATGAGCACCCTGATTTTAATGGCATAATATTAAATGTTTTATCTTTGCAAAGATAATAATTAAATCAAAATGAAATTAAGAAAGAAAATAATCACAAAGACACACTACAAGGTCGAGCCTAAGCACGACTGGTTGAAGTACTGGAGGGTTGTAAGGTATTGGGTGTCAGAGGCTTATGGGCTATCCTACCCAGATCTTGAGATGCTACTGTTTCTATACTCCGAGGACCTCTTTTCTGAGCACGACTTTGAGAGGTTTGAGAGAATTATGTCGTGGGACACCAACAGGTTTAAGAGGCTGGTTAGCGGAGACTGGATCGTGCCCTGGCGTGAGAAGAGCGGAAACGAGAAGGCGCTCTACACGCTGTCCTTCAAGGGGAAGAGGCTGATAAACGCTGTCTACAAGAAGCTTAGCGGTGAGGAGGGTATCACAACCCACCCAAGCAAGAACCCTATCTTTAGGAAGGACGCTGGTTACATCGCGCGCGGTTATCGCAAGATGATCATTGAGATGAACGAGGCGATACAGAGAGCCAAGCAGTACTAGCTAATATGTTGTCTAGTGTGTCATATTATACGCAATAATAGCTAATATGTTGTATATAACGGACATTATCAAATAAAAAACCACCGATATTAGTCGGTGGTTATTAGTATTAAATCACTACGATCACGTCCCGCTCCATTATGACGGTGTAGGTCTTGTCGCCTATCATCATACTGTAGCCAGCGTTCTTGTCGTAGTAGACGATGTCTCCGTCGTTAATTGACTGCACATCCGTACCCTTCTTCACTATCTCTGCCTTCTTGTAACGCATCTTAGATGTGTCACTGCCAGACATTATCAGACCGATGTCAGACTTGACCTGCTCATCGATCTGGTTGATTATCACATATTTCCCTAGTGGCTTCATATCTATTGCTGTCTTGTTAAGGTTATAATTGCGTTCGTGCTCAGTATCGTGGTGGCTACACTGACCGCGTTCTTCAGTGCGTTCTTCGTAACCTTCAGCGGATCTATGATCCCCATACCGAACATATCACCGTAGCACTCGTTCTTCACGTCGTAACCGTGCCCATACTCATTCACGTCTGACATCATCTCGTAGCCGTCCTTCCCCGCGTTGTCCATTATCTGAAGCAGCGGTGACTGTATCGCCCATCCAACGATCTGCATCGCGGTGTACTGGTCGTGGCTTATGTGGTCCATACTGTCGTCAGCGTATGCTATGATGTCGGACGCTATATTAAACAGAGCCACACCACCACCTGGCAGTATGCCCTCCTCTAAGGCTGACCTTACCGCACAGACCGCGTCATCAACCCTGTCGTACCTCTCCTTCTGCTCAACGTCCGAGCCTCCTCCGACATATATAACACCAACGCCACCTGTAAGAGACGCTATACGCTCCTTTAGGGCATCCCTGTCGCCCTTTCTCGTCGAGTTGTTGTGCTGTATCCACAGCTGCTCAACACGCTCTCTAATCGCCTCATTTGAGGTCTCGCTTCGAACCAGCACCGTGCTGTCCCTTCCGACGATCACACGATCAGCCTTACCGAGGTGGTCTATAGAGATTAGACTCAGGTCATCACCCGTCTGCTCGCTGAAGTACTTAGCACCAACCGCAAGCGCGATGTCCTGCATCAGCTCCTGCTGCTTGTACCCAAACTGTGGTGGCTGGATGTTACAGAACTTCAAATTATTATGAGCCACGTTCGCAGCCAGCGTGTTGATCACGTTGCTGGTACACGGTCCTATAATCAGCAGCTTCTTCTGCCCGTTTATGATCGGCTTCAGAACGTTCTCAATAGAGAGTATGTTGCTTATCTCCTGGTCGGTCACCATAACGTACACGTCGTCCATTATGCACTCCTCCTTCTTCATATCGTTCACAAACAGTCTGCTGGTGTACCCTCTGTCTATCTTGATCCCGTTCGTAACCTCGCTGTATGTCCTGTCCGTCTGTGAGTTCTCAACCGTAACGATCCCTTCTCTGCCGACCTTGTTATACGCGTCAGCGATTATAGCGCCCAGCTCCCTGTCGTTGTTAGCAGATATAGACGCAACGTCCTTCAGCGTCTTACCGCTCACCTTCTTGCTCATCTTCTCCAGGCTCTTCACAACACCATCCACAACAGTGTTCACGTTACGAAGCACCTCCGTCGGGTTGTTCCTCTCCGTGATGAACTCGTTGCCCCTTGTGACCATAGCCTCCGTCAGCACGATCGCTGTTGTCGTCCCGTCACCTGCACTGGTCGCAGTCCTGTCGGCTGCTTCTTTCAAGATTTTAACAGCTAAATTTTCTACTGGATCAGCTAAGCTAATTGATTTAGCTACAGTAACACCATCTTTAGTAATTGTTATTCCGTGGGTATGTAATTGAGACTCTATAAGAACAGTCTTTCCACGAGGACCTAATGTAGATTTTACAGCCCTACTTAACTTAGTAATGCCTTCTACTAATTTTTTTCTTCCTTCTTCTTCGAATGATAATTCAGTACTCATAATTAAAATGTAAATTGAATGTGTAAACAAAGGATGTAGATGTTGATCTCTGAGTAGTCAAAGTCTTCGTCTGGTGAGAACCAGGATAAACCAAACAGTAGATAGTTTGGTGCAATTGTAATTTCCATATAAAATAAAATTAGATTATTATTCTGCAAATATAGTGTAAATTTATATACGCAATTTAATCCTATTTAAAAATAGGCTTATGTCGATTTGTCGATTTACTTCTCTCTATTCTCTTATATATATTTTTTATATATATTTTATTTTTTTTTCTGTAGAAAGTAAGAGTAAAAACGACATTTCTGGAATATTAAATATAAAGTACTGATAATCAATAAGTTATCCAATGACAACTTTAAAAAAAATCGACATAAAATCGACATAGCCTTAAATAATCGACACAGCCCCCGTGGTTACTGGGATGAGGTAAAAAAATATGTCAGAAATGTGGGGTATTTGGGTTATATATAGGTTTGGCGTGACGAATTGCTGTAGGAAAACGCCTTCATTTTCGACACGGGGGTTCCGATTTCAGAAATTTCCTTCAAAGTTTTTGGCTTTTCCTACATAGGCTACCTATATGGTAGACTATCCCGTTTTACGTCCATATAGTTGTATCTTATGCATGGTACTATGCTATGCACACTAATAATAATTGTAGGGTGAACCTTACATTTATTTTGTAGGAAAGAAACTTATTCAATACGTTTCAATATATTGTTACAAAACATTTTTAACTCTTCAATACTTAAATTACTTTTTGTCCTATTGGCTTTCCAACTAATTACCCAAACGTTTCCTTTTACATAGCCTAAAGAAGGATTGATTTTATCAAGTGAAGGAGTATTATTTTTAACTCTTCCTTCCGTTTTGTATATAGGTATATTTAATAGTGGGCAATTTGTAGGAATTATTATATCTTCTAAGTCTAAGTTAAAAGGAATATTAAATTTTTTAGCTCTATACTTTACCCCGTTATACATTTTCAATTCTATATTATCAAAAACTTTTTCTTTGTTGTTTTTATACCATAGTTTATTCCTTTCATTATTTTCAAATTTATTCAATTCGTTATTAAAATTATTCCTACATTTATCTGAACAAAATTTTTTATCAGACCTTCCTTCAAATTCTTTTTTACATTTTAAACACTCCATATTTTTATATTATTTATTCGACAACAAAGATACAAAAAATTATTGTCATTTGTAAACGTCTTACTAATCGACGCAACATAAACCCTAAGCCCTAAGGTTTTTCTTACGGCGAAAGGTAATGATGTTGGATTATAAAATGTAAGTAAATTCTCAGTTCTGATTATAGATTTAAATTGAATAGGTTTAAAAAATTGCAAAAGACAACTAGAGGCTGACAATTATCATCATCGCTATGCACACGCGTGTATATAATATACAATAAACAAAACTTACAAAATCATAACTACTTGATTATCAATGCTAAATATTTTTAAATAATAATCATTTTATATGCTATTTGTAAGATTATACTTTAAAAACAAAGTGTAAGAATTAAAAATTGTTGTAAGAATATACTGAATTTAAGTTGCATTTAATCGATAAAATATGCAGTTCATCGGAAATACTGTTAAAAAAATGTTAAAAATTTGTTTTGCATTATCTAATCGTTGTATGTTTGTCCTGTTCAAAACAACGAACGGCAGTAAAATAATCAGGTGGACGTGTTTAAAAACATTAGTTCACGGCGTTGAGGTCGAAAGGCATCCGTCAGGTTAATAAGACAGTTGTAGTGTGCCTACAATTCTTTTATTAACGATATCGTCGCAAAGTGTGTGCTTTGCCTGATGAGTCCTAAAGGACGAAACGGAAACTTTAAAACTAAACAAAATGAAAACATTATCAGAATTATTCGAACTAGTAGCAAAAACAGTTGAGAAAAGCCAAAAAAAATATGGTTCGCATTGGTTTATAGACTACAGTGGACACGTTAACAAGTTGGCTATCAGATACTACTTCGCAGGATGGAGTGAGGAAGCACACTTTGAAAACGTTGACTTCTACCTAACTGAAGAGGGTATTCAAGGCGCGTATTGGTTTATCAAGACTAGACTAGGTTAACTGACGAGGCTTAAGTAGCCGAAACATCCTTCGGGATGTCTTAACCATTAAAACTAAAACAAAATGAAACAATTTATTAAAAGAAACGAGGGTGAAATTTACTTCACCATTACAGTATTAGGCTTCGCCGTATTATTAATAGTATTAGATTTAAATAACATTATAAAACTTAACTAAGATGAGAAAATTAACTAAATATCAGTTACAAAAAATATCTAAAAACTTAGATAAATATTTCAATATGGCAACCGACGAAGACATACAATTGGGCTTAGTTTGGTATCAGCAGGCAAACGACATTTGCAAAGATATAGCGCAAAAGTACGACACGACGACGTTTATTGCTTCAGGAGTTATAAGCGCCTTAAGTCCTCGAAACAAATGGTATAAAAATATTCAGGACGCGTATACTGTTTTCGAGGCTGTAAAAAATAATATAAGCGCCGTCGATACTAAAGTCAGTACGTTTCACACAAACAAGTTCAAAGCCTTTGCCATAGCGCAAGGCAAAGTAACAATAACTAGTGAAAGTAAGAAGACGTTTGCATTTTGTGAGAATATTGCGAACTTAAACGAGAACTACATTACAGTAGACGTGTGGCATTTAAGAGCCTGTTTCGATAAAACAATGGGCTCAATCGGGGACTTGGCTTATGAGCAATTACAAAAAATTACCTTAAGCAAGGCTAAGAAATTAGGGCTTAAAGGCTTCGAGTATCAGGCTATAATATGGGGCTCAATTCAAAACAACTTCTAATATGGGACGTAACACAATGCGCAGTAGTGTAAACAACGCAATGCGCCAAAGACTATTCACCGAATATTTAAACGAACAAAAACTAATTACAAACGATAAACTATCGTTTAAAAAAAAGAAACACAATGGAAAGTAAAATAAAATTACCAAAATTAGGCGACGAAATTTACGCAAGGTGGAATAATAGTATGCAATGGACTACTAGTATATTTATTGGAGAAACTGAAAATGGTTTTGAGGTTTATAATTTTTGTATTGAAGATTCTAAACATATTGAATTTTATGAACAAATAACATTTGAACCTCATTATGAAAACAATATAATATTTTATTCTAAAAAATTCAAGGGTAGAAACTATAGTAATTATAACTTTATAAAAAACAACTAAGCAAGATGGAATATAATCCCGAACAATACTTTAGATTAAATATAGCCAAGGGACGTGAGTTTATGATAAATTCTGAGTACTATGGATACAGTGTAAAAATGAACGGCAAGACCTATAAATATAATCATAACTTTAAAACTATAACAAAATGAAGACACTACAAATTAACATCGGACTAAACAACAACACAATGACTGCAGAAGAAGTAATAGACTATATCGCAAGCAACAAGGAGTATAGGCTTATGGCGTATCAGATAGTTGATGCAGAGTTTAACGGACAAGTCGAGCCTACATTCGTGGGACTTCTAGAGTACAACTACTCGAGGCAGTCAAAGATACTAAGTGACTTCGAAAACATTGCCTCAGTAATGACTCAGGAAAGCATAGCCTTAGTGACCGACAGGATGAGTGTGATAGCCTTTAATCCTGCATACGATGGCGAAGGCTACCAATTCGATAGTCAGTACTTTAAATACATTAAGATATGAGCAAGTACATCATCAAATATTGGACGGAAATAAATGACGAGCCGACCGATATCGAGGTCGTTATCGATGCCGACGACTTAGTCGAGGCAATGAGAAAGTTCCTAGATAGTAACCCAATTTATAGAAAAATAGAGAGTATCGACCTTCTATGCTAGATTATCGACACAGCGATGTCGATTTTTTTCAGAGACGTCATAGCCTTGAGGTCAATAGAATCAAGGCTTAACGTTTTCTATGCTAGAATTCTGATTTTTTCTTTACTTTCTAGGTAAAAAAAATAAATAAATAAATAAAAATATATATAAGAGAATAGGGCGAATAAAATCGACATTCTGACATAAACAAATAAAACCTAAATAATATGCAAACTACACTATTTGAAATAACATTTTATGACGGCAGAAGATTTAATATTTTTTGTGCCAATGGTAAACAAATTGATAGATTTTTAAAATTTATATATAAAAATAAAAACGATATTAAGTATTGGAAGGAATTATCAAACGGCATCCATACAATAACACAATTTGAACAAATTAATACAGTAACAATTTAAAACTAAAAAAAGATGAAAGTACATATAACAAGAGGGAGCTACGGCTTCGGGCACGAGTGGACATTAGAGGTATACGGCAAGCAATATTATCTAGGGCAGGACGTAAAGTTTTGTTCAAGGGTGCTCGGTCTTGCACCGAGTACTGTAGTAACCCAAATAGGCTCTCCCGAAATAGAGGTGCCTGCAGTAAACAAAAGACTTGCAAGGTTCATATGCGATGAACTAGGCATAACAAGAAAAACAAGTATTAATGCGTGGGACTTATGCGCCCAATAAAAAATTAAAATTATGAAGACATTAACAATATTACTAGCGTGTATAACTTTGTTTAGTTGCACGACTGACGATGAAGATATGCAGATTAAAAATACTGCAATGGCTACCATCACCAACACAGGTGGTAGCCCTGAGGTTTTTGTGACATCAAATTGCGTCACAAAAAGATACACTACACCGTGTTTGAATATAGAGGTTAAGAAGGGTGATGTAATCACTGCGTTAGGGTTTAGTTACTCTACAGACAACTCAAACAACTATGGTGGCACCAACGTAAATGTAACTGCAAACATATCGATAGAGATAGACAATAAGATAGTAAAAACAGGGGTAGGACATTGTTCATATCAATACAACTAAAAACTAAACAAAATGAAACAACGAGTTTGGGAACTATGGTTCCTAGTATCAGTAATAGTATTCGGTGCCTTCTTCTTTGTGGGCACCATAGAGGGGAGTCAGGAAGCCTTCCCTAATTTCTTTTGGGGATTCATCCCCGCATTGTTTAACCTAGCCGTGTGTTCATACTACGGCACAATACCAAGTAAGTAATGGAATCAGTAGAGAGACAGGTCAGGGACATCTTCGAGAAGAGGAACATAACCGATAGGGACGTGAGGCGAGCCAACGAACTTATAAGGGTGTGGAAGTATTGGAATAATTGGAAGGAAGACACGAGCAACCCTATTAAAGCGTACTAGTATGAGTGTGATATTAAGAAGGCACAATGCCAATACAAACGACAATTACATAGCGCTTAAAAACGGGGGAAATGTTTTTATTATACCGAAGTTCAGCCACCTGATGATGGACAACAGGCTCGTAAAGATAGACATCCCTGAGCGCTACTACAGGGAAAACAGGGAGGCAATAGACTCTATGATAAAAAACACGCAGGCATTTATAAAAAATCTAAAAGAGATATGAAGAACAAGAAAGCAGAGAAGGAGATGAATCGCTTCGATAAGTGGATGCGAACAAAGATAAAATCAATACACTACGCAGACAACAAGCGAATGTCTGAGGCATTCGAGAGGGTGTACAATAATATAAACGGCAACACCATAAAGGAGTCCTTGTAAACGCTACAATGTAGGTCGAGGTGATGGTCGTGTCGCTGTGTGTGGGTGGTGCCAATGTTTTCATGACACACACAAATCATCTTATGCGTGACGGCTCGGAGAGACGAGCATTATTTTCTAACTTAAAACAAATAACAATGGAACAAATATTTAATCAGGCAGTAGGTGACCTGCTGTCGACAAGGCTATCGACTCCAACGTCGGAGTCATACATCTACAAGGGTGTGAAGATTATCAAGGACGATAATAGTATTAAAATACTGAACACGAAGTTCAACGGGGACTACTACCAAGAGGTGACCAAGGAGGAGTACGCAATATTCGAGAAGAGCGGATGGCGTGTTGGGTGCTACCTAGTAGCCACGAGGAATAACCGCAAGGCTCTGAACATAATATCGGAGAAGATACAGGAGGAGATTAAGACAATGAAGAACCTGAAGAGGTACAATATGCTCGTTAGGTACAGGGACGTTGTCATCCACAGGTTCGTAACAACCTTAGAACTATTGAGACAATGAGAGCAGTAGAGTGGTTAGAAGATTGCTTAACAGAGCAACATCCAAATGGTTCATTTGTATGGAACACAAGAGCAGATTTAGAAGCGTTATTTAAACAAGCCAAAGAAATTGAAAACCAACAACAAGGTTATAGTGAGGAAGAAGTTATCAAAATACTTTATCAATTTCATTATGATTTAGTAAATTCTAATTTTGATACAAAAGAAGAATGGTTTGAACAATTTAAAAAAAAATAACAAAAAATTAGTAAAATTAAATAATAATTAATATATTCGCAGAATGGAAAACGTATTTAAAAAGTTGTCTGAGATAAATGTATCAGACAAGGTAGAGAAAAAAGGTAACCAAGATTATTTGTCTTGGAGTCACGCGTGGGGGTTGGCTAAACAGCTGTACCCTTTAATGCAACGCGTTGTGTATGAGGACAGTATGACTGGACTTAACTACTTTAACGATGGCAAGACTGCCTACGTTAAGGTTGGGGTTATTATAGATGGGTTGGAGCATATCGATTATCTTCCAATAATGGACTTCAGGAATCAATCGATCCTTATCGAGAAGGTTACGTCGATGGACGTGAACAAGACAATTCAACGTAGCACGGTGAAGGCTCTTGCGCTACACGGACTAGGTCTTAAGTTATGGAGTGGTGAGGACTTGGTAGACTCTGCAAAGACATCCAAGGCTATGCCTACGTCAAAGATAGATTTGGCTGTGGACGATGCAAACTGGGCAGGTGTTGTTAAGTATGTTGAAGCCAACAAAACAAAATTGGACTTGGCGACAATCGTTAAGAACCTGAGCGTGAAGTATAACCTATCAACAAGCGTTAAGAAGACCTTGGGAGATTTATTGAAGTAAGATGAGTAAGATAATAGATAAACTAAGAAATGATGCTGACTACTACGGAGAGTTTGGTAGTCAGTACATCAGCAACAGCGACATCGGGACGCTGTTAAAGAACCCTCGTATGTTCAAGGTACGTGAGGAGCCAACGGTTCCTATGCTCCAGGGTTCGTACCTGCACACGGCTATGCTTGAGCCTGAGAAACTTGTGAACTTTGAGGTTGTAGAAGCCTCAACGCGCAACACGAATATTTATAAGGATGCCGTGTCACACTCATCATCGGCAATTTTGCTGTTGAAAAACGAGCAGGACGAACTTGACTCGCTTGTAGGCACGATGAAGGGTAACTTCTTCTTCTACGAGAACATCTACCGTGAGGGTAACGTGTTCGAACAGCCAGCCGTTGGTGAGATATTCGGTATGCCGTTCAAGGGTAAGGCGGACATCGTGAGCGAGGACATTTTGATCGACATCAAGACCACCTCTGACATCGACGACTTCAGGTGGTCTGCTAAGAAGTACAACTACGACAGCCAGGCTTATATCTATAGTCAGCTGTTCGGTAAGCCTCTGGTGTTTTATGTGGTGTGTAAGAAGAGCCACAGGCTTGGCGTGTTCGAGCCTTCAGAAGAATTCGTGCTTGGTGGTCGTGACAAGGTGATGAGAGCCATCGAGGTGTACAAGAAGTTCTTCAGCAAGGACGCGACTGAGGACATTAACAACTACTTCATACAGGATACGTTATGAGTTCAGAGCAGATAGTTAAGACCTTGGTTGAAAAATTTAACGAGGACTCGTCAAATAATAAGAAATTTTATTTTACTTTTGTGCAGAAGGAGGAGTATATGCTGATAGAGTTCGGTATCTCTGAGGAGAACTGCTTCGTGTTCAAGGAGTACATAAAGAAGAACAGCAACGCTGACGACCTTAGAGAGAAGCTATTCAATAGGTTCATCAGGGATATATTCAGTAGGATGTTTGATCTGATTAAGAGGAATAAGTTCTAAAATAAAAGTGTAGTGTGGCGGAATTGGTAGACGCTAAATAGGTAAGATAGTTTAAACCCGTTAAATGCTTGGGGTAACAGTGCGCATAATTCTTTATTACTATCGTGTAGGTTCAAATCCTACCACTACACCTAATGCAGTTCGATTCTGCTCGGTTACTGAGAATTGGTATCTAAATGAGGCTCGAAACCTCCTCGTATGTCGAGAGTAGTAGCGCCAGGTGGCGTCAGTATGACAGCTTGGAAAGACAGGTAATAGTCAGGTGGCGGAATGGTAGACGCAAAGCAGCGGTAGGTTAAACCGTAATCCTCGAGGGCTTAGCTAAAGTTACAGGTTCGAATCCTGTCCTGACTACTATTAATATTTAAATTTAATGAAAATTTTTTTGTATCTTTGTGTTTCCTCTGACATCAATAATTTATTGATATAAATATTAAACAATCCGTTTAGAGGAGTTAGAGGTCAGAGGCTAACGAATTTAGGCGGATTTTGTTTTGTATGCATATGAAAGTTTGTAGTAAATGTAAAGTAGAAAAAGAATTAACTGAGTTTTCTAAAAATTCAAGTTCAAAAGATGGGTTACGTTGCAATTGTAAAGAATGTAATGCTGTATATAAAAAATTATATCATCAAAAAAATAGATATAAATTAGTTGAATATAGTAAAGAGTATCGTAAAAACAACAAAGATAAATCAAAAGAATATTCTAAAAATTACAGAAAAAATAACAAAAATAAAATATCTAACTACCAAAAAGAGTACAGAGAAAAATACAAAGAAGAATTTAAAGAAAAAAGATTTAATTATGTACTAAAAAACAAAGAAAAAATATCTGATTACAGATTAAAAAATAAGAAAAAATATATTGGATATTCTGTTAAATGGAAAAATAAAAAAATAAAAGAAGATTCTTTGTTTAGATTTAAGTTAAAAACAAGAAGTTTAATTTACAAATCTTTTAAAAGAGGACAAAACAATTTTATTAAATCCAGCAGGACAGAAGAAATACTTGGATGTACTATGCAAGAATTTGTTGATTTTATACTTTTAAAACTTACTGAAGGAATGACTTTAGAAAATTATGGTGAATGGCACCTAGATCATATAATACCAATGTCATCAGCTAAAACAGAAGAAGAAGTAATTAAATTAAACCACTACACAAACTTTCAGCCTTTATGGGCTATAGATAATTTTAAAAAAGGAAATAAATATTAACAACTAAATTAAATTAAAATGGAAAAACAAAAAGTGTTCGCGGATGGGTTTGTATTCAAGAGGAATGAAAACGCCCCAGATTTTGTAATTGGCTCGCTTAGCGTAAAGGTTGAGGAGGCTGTAGCCTTCTTGAAGCAACACACCAAGAACGGATGGGTGAATTTACAGGTAAAAAATTCGCAAGGTGGTAAGTACTATATGGAACTCGACACGTTCGAGCCTAAGGTACAGCAGGCTCCTGCTCAACAGCCAGAGACAGTGAATGATGGTTCGCTACCATTCTAAATTAACCAAGCCCCTTTAACGAGGGGCTTTTTAAACCTTTATTAGTTATGACACTAAAAGAAAAATTTGAAGAAATATTAATTGCATTTTGGACAAGTGAATGGGAAAGTGAATGCGAAAAAGTAGCAGATGAGTTTGCTATTGGATTTGCAGAGTGGTGTATTAAAAAAAGAGTAGACTTCTTTGATAGCACAGAAATTGGAGAAACGTATACCATTGATGGATTTGTCAGCAGATATAAAATGAAAGAACTATTAGAAATCTATAAAAAAGAAAAAGGATTATGACACCAAAAGACAAAGCACAACAATTAATTTATGCATTTGAAGCATTTGTTGACCGATATGATGAATATGAATTAGCTAAACAATGTGCTGCAATAACAGTTGATGAGTTAATATATGAAACACAATTTGAAGTTCCAAATATTAGACAAAGATATTGGCAAGAAGTAAAACAAGAAATAGAGAACCTATGAACAAAAAGAAAATGAAGCAAATATCAGAGGCTTACGAGAGGATCCAGGCTATAGAGAACGACATACGGATCATACAGGCTACAGCAGAGAAGGTGCTTGACAAGAACACGGTCTCCTGGCTGTCACTAGACTTTGAGGACGACCTCCTTAATAGTATGCAGACGCAGACCTGGACTACTCAGACTACAACAGGATCGTTCTTTATGTCTAGTGAGGTTAAGCCTGATGAGGACAACGGGTTTAGTATGGACATACCCGACACGGTCACCCTTGAGATACTAGGGGTTATATTAAGATACAAACAACAACTTATTCAAAATGAATTAAAATCATAATATATGATACAAGAAAGATTTAAAGATTACAGCAAAGATCATTGCTGGCAATATGATATTAGATTAAAAAATATTCAAGTCGATTTAATCGAAGCTAATATAACTACAGAACAAGCACAAGTTCTTAAAATATCTGATTTTATTTTTAGTATTGCAGAAACAAAAAAAGAACAATTGCTTGTAAGAAATTTTATTGAGCGACACGAATGGCTTGGAAAGGCTTGTGGGTTTTCTCAATATTATTTTACAGCATATTATAAAAACATATTGTCTGGCGTTATTGTTATGGGAACTCCAAATGCTTTTAATTTATTATTAGGAGAAGAAAATAGAGATTTAGAAATTCTAATAAATAGGGGAGCTTGTATTTCGTGGTCTCCAAAAAATTTAGCAAGTAGCCTTATGTCTTTTGCATTAAATTGGATGTCTAAAAATACAAAACATAAATTGTTTACGGCATATTCAGATCCAACAGCAAAAGAACTTGGAACTATTTATCAAGCCTGTAATTTTTATTATCTCGGTAATACATTTGGCGCATCAAAAAAATATATACAGCCTTATAATAAACAACTAGTTTCAGACAGGTGGTTTAGAACAAGATGTGCTTATAAAAATTATGCTAAAGACTTAAATATAACTTGGGATGATAATTGGTTAGGCAAAGGAAGAAAGGTTATATGGGATAGAGTTCCAAATGATATTGAAAAACAACTAAGAGATTATTCAAAGAAAAAACAATCAGAAGCATCATTTATAGAAATACCACCTAAACACAAGTATGCTTACGTTTTAGGAAAAGACAAAAAAGAAACTAAAATGTTAAGAAAATTATTTGAACAAAGAAACAAAGTTTATACATACCCAAAAGAAAGAGGAAAATGAAAATAACAATATTTAAGGACATCCGAAGCACATCAACACCATTCTACCGTCACATAGACGTGGTGCTTGAGAGGATAAGAACAGGCTCAAGCAGGGAGCTGATCGAGGGCATACAGCAGGAGCAGGACAAGTCAACCCGTAACGAGTTGAAGAAGTCACTCCCAGCGATATGCTTCTCAGGTATATTTACCAAGCGTGCCGATAACTCAATAACTGAGCATAGCGGACTGATCTGCCTTGACTTTGATGGATATGCCAGTAAGAAGGAGATGATGTCTGAGAAGCGCTCTATTGCGTCAGACGAGTACGTTATGTCTGTCTTTGTATCTCCGTCTGGGGATGGACTGAAGGTTCTGGTAAAGATACCGCAGGACATTGAGAACCACGTTAGGTACTTCAACGCGCTTGAGAGGCACTTCAACTCACAGTACTTCGACACAACGTCAAAGAACATATCAAGGGTGTGCTACGAGTCGTACGACAGCGAGATCTACGTCAACAAGGAGTCTATGGTCTGGGATCAGATGCACGAGGACGAGTTCGTGGAGATACAGAAGACATCTAGCGCCCCTACTATTCCGATTACCAACGAGAACAAGATCGTCGACATCCTCATAAAGTGGTGGACATCCAAGTACGGTATGGTTGACGGTGAGCGCAACCACAACGTGTACATCCTGGCTGCAGCCTTCAACGACTACGGGATAAACAAGTCACTTGCGGAGTACATCATAGGTCAGTTCGAGCAGACCGACTTCCCAATGTCTGAGATAAAGATGACCATCAACTCAGCCTACAGCCACACCAATAAGTTTGGCACGAAGTACTACGAGGACACGGCACGCGTGTCTCAGCTTAAGAAGAAGGTGAAGGACGGGGCGACAGCCAAGCAGATTAAGTCTGAGATGACCGACATTGAGGAGGGTGTCATCGACGCGGTCTTGGATAAGATTGATAGCGACACAAAGCGGTTCTGGACCAAGAATGACAAGGGTGCTGTGAGCATTGTTCACTTCCTATTCAAGGAGTTCTTGGAGGATAACGGGTTCTATAAGTTCTACCCTGAGAACACCAAGACGTTTGTCTTTGTCAAGGTTACAAACAACCTGATAGACAACACGTCGGAGGATGAGATCAAGGACTTCGTGCTTGCGTACCTTGAGAATATGGACGACCTGTCGGTGTACAACTACTTCGCGGACAAGACGAGGTTCTTCAAGGAGGACTTCCTGTCTTTGTTAGGTTCGGTTGACGTATACTTTGTTGAGGACACGGCAGACACGGCTCACCTGTACTACAACAACTGCGCGGTCAAGGTGACCAAGGACAAGGTGGACATAATAGACTACATCGACCTTGAGGGTTACATATGGATGGATCAGGTGATAGACAGGGACTTCGCGATATGTGAGGTGACCGAGTGCGACTTCAAGACGTTCGTCTCTAACATAGCGGGTGACGACTCCCAGAGGGTTAGCTCGATGGAGAGCACGATAGGGTTCCTGATGCACGGGTACAAGAACCCGTCATACTGCCCAGCGATCATCTTGAATGACGAGGTCATATCTGACAACCCAGAGGGTGGTACGGGTAAGGGGCTGTTTGTCAACGCGCTGTCTAAGATCAAGAAGACGGTCACCATAGACGGTAAGTCGTTTAACTTTGACAAGTCGTTCGCGTATCAGACAGTCAACGTAGGCACACAGGTGCTGTGCTTTGATGACGTTAAGAAGCACTTCGACTTCGAGCGTCTGTTCAGCGTTGTTACCGAGGGGCTTACGGTTGAGAAGAAGAACAAGGACGCGATAAAGTTGCCGTTCAATCGCTCGCCTAAGATTATGATAACGACCAACTACGCCATCAAGGGCAAGGGAAACTCGTTCGAGAGGCGTAAGTGGGAGCTAGAGTTCAGGCAGTTCTACAGCAAGGAGTTCACACCATTTGTGGAGTTTGGACGTATGCTGTTCAACGACTGGGACGAGGAGGAGTGGTGCAAGTTCGACAACTATATGATAAACAATTTGAAGTCATACTTGTGCACTGGATTGATAAAGAGTACCTTTGTGAACCTTAAGGTTCGTAAGCTGTCTGCAGAGACCTGCCACGAGTTCATCGACTGGTGTGGTATGATAGACGGTAACTCTCACAACGACAAGATGCGACTGGACGAGTTGTTGTATAAGCAGGACCTTTACTTGGACTTTATTATGGACAACCCAGACTTTGCACCAAAGGCTAAGATGACCATAAGTAGGACGCTGTTTTACAAGTGGTTAGTATCTTACGGACTGTACGTTACTGGTGTCACTCCGCTTGAGGGAAGGGACGCTAACGGCAGGTGGATCAAGTTCATCACTAAGGATGGAGACACGCACAACACTGAAGAGTTTAAGTTTTGATAGATCCAGACGACTTCAGATGGGCGATACAGAATGACTGGCAGGTGTACATCAAGCCCTACGGAGGTGGGGCGTACATAGCCGTCAGGAAGGGAGGCATAACCGCGTGTGGTAAGGACTACCACTACGATAGGGAGACAGGACTTGAGTACTACTCCAAGGAGAATGTAGGCAAGGTGTATTATAAAAAAATTGAGATGGCGATGGAGGTATTGCCAAAGGTTTATAAATATTTAAGATATGGAACAGATAATAATAGATAACAAGCACGAGTACGATTACAATTTAGATAAAAACCACCACGAGTTGTACTACTCGGAC